AGATGTAGGAACTTCTGTTTTTGTCACAGGAAATTCTTTAACGCTTAGTCAGGGAGATGCAACTCAAGAGACAAGTTATGAGGCTCCAAGCGTCGAGGCTACTTCTTCGGTAGGAACCTTGAATATTGTCATAAATGTTGACTTTACACTCACAGGGGTTTCTGCTACAAGTAGTCTAGGAACATTACGAGGTACATTCTGGTCACAAGTGGATGACTCGCAAACAGCCGTTTGGGTAGAAGTTGACAAGGCTGCATAAAATCATTAAAAAAAGGGTATTAGGAAATTAAATGGTAACGTATTCAACGGGTCTTAGAACAGAACTACAAGTTACAGGGGAAAATTCAGGTACATGGGGAACCATTACCAATAATAACTTTTCTCAGGTTTTTGAGTTTGCCATTGCAGGTGTTTATGCCGTTCCCGCCATTACTACAGGGACATCTACCACTCTGACAAATGCCGACGGACCAGATACCGCAGCTAATAACCAGGCAAGACAAAATCAATTAGTTTTCACAGGAACCGTTTCCACGACTCATACTATTCAATTTCCAGCAACACAAAAAACTTACGGAATTTATAATAATATCACTGGTGGAGCCGACATTTCAGCACGACTAGGGGCTACAGGAAACACCCTTACTGTTACAAACGGAAAGTACCGTCTTGTTTCAACCGATGGTACTGACTGGTATGACATCTTATCTCTAGCCGGTTTGGATGAAACATGGGCGGTAACAGCCAATGTGACATTAACAGCGGGGCAGAATGTTCTAGCCAACACGCACGCCGCCGCGCGTACATACACTTTACCTGCTTCTCCAAGTGTGGGGGATCAAGTAAAAATTATTGATTTAGGAAATGCGGCGACTAATAATATTACTATAGGACGTAATTCGGAAAAGATTCAAGGATCTGCCGCCGATATGACGATTTCTACTGACAGTGCGGCGATTGCATTGGTATATAGTACAAGTGATTATGGGTGGAGGTTGAAATATAACGACTAATGAGTAACTTACAAGATTTTACAAATAGAAGCGAAGTAGGGGCAATCAAGCCTTGGGGCAAAGCAACAGCTCCTGTTGGTTATGTATTATGTGATGGTGCCGCTATTTCACGAACCACTTATGCTGATCTCTTTGCTATAATTTCTACAACTTACGGCACAGGAAACGGATCAACGACTTTTAATGTTCCCGATCTTCAGGGCAAGACGCCTCAAGGTTATGATGGAAGTACGTATAACTTAGCAGGAACAGGCGGAGCGAACACTGTGACGGTGTCCGTGACGAACAACCAGGCAGCGACTAATACTGTAACAAACACCCAGGCTGTATCAGTAACGGGATCTATTTCCAATACATCAATTACCGAGGCTCAATTAGCCAGTCACACTCATCCAGGCACATCTCCTCCAGGGGGAGTATGGTCGGATCAGGGTAATTTTTTGGGTGAATCTGCTACTGGATCAACAGGGTCAGGAACAGGACACACTCATGCTCATACCTTGGCTGGTAGTTTAACAGGATCTGTAACAGCTACTACAGCACTGACAGGAGCAGTTACCGCTTCAGGGACAAATGCTTTTTCCCCGTACGTGGTGGTTAACTATATTATAAAACACTAAGGAATATTTATGGCAACGCAAATTGTAATACATAATGACAGTTCTATAAGAATAGATGATTCCATTCACATTAAGTGGGCGGACAAAGGTAATGCAATGCCTTCCTTACCGAGCACTGTTCATGCTGTTATTTGGAATGATCTACCTGGTCAAAATGAAATTCAAAGCAAAGACCCTACAACTGGAAACATGACAGGTAATACTGACTTAAGTGCTACTTCCGATGATGTTGGATCAACAACCATAGCTGATCTTCTTACGTGGGGAGAGACAAGAAAAGGACAAATTGAAACCGCTATTGCTACTTATGACGCCGCTGTAGCTGACGACATAGCTAATGGAACCACTAATGCTGACGGCAAAACATGGGTGGACTACGATCCTCATTATTCTTAGACTTCTTCTTTCTGGTCAGCATAAGGACCATTTAAATCTACATAATGAATAAATAATTGGTGATGCCAACAATCTTTTGGTTGTATAAATACTGGCCTCCAATGCTCTATTTCACATCCTTTATAAATAACTCCGTCTCCTGATTCTATAACTATAGGAATATTATTCATACAAAGAGGCCATTTATAATCTTTATCTTTGTAAAAATATTTTAAAGTTATGGAAGCGCTTATTTCACACGCGAATCTATCAGTATGTTTTTTAAGATCATTTCCTGGTAAGTAAATTCTGTTATAACAATAACTAGGTTTTAGTTTTAAATTAGTTTCTTTTTCCATAGTATCTTTTAAAAAATGTAAAATGTGATGATATATTTGACTTTCGGATGAATGAATAGAATAGGCCATCGGGTATTGGGGATCATTAGTAACTTTAAAATTTTTTAAAGAAAAACTCGATAAGTAATCTACTAAATCACTAGACAGCATGTTCTTTATGTATTTATATTTTTGGCTTTCTAATGTATCCATGTGATAATAGAGCGTCTATCCCCATTACTGACTGGAGTTACAGCATGAGGAAAACAAAAATTACTAGGAAAAATATTAATAGCTCCTGTTTTTTTTGGAATAATATATTCTCCGTTAAAAAAAGAAAAATCTCCCCCGTCGTAGTCATCGTTTAAAATAATAGAACAACTAAGTACACGGGGGTGTAAGTCAAAGTGATCCACATGTTCTTTGTACTCTCCTTTTTCCTTTCCCTTGTACCATAGGTGATCATAGCCCGTGTCTTCACAGCTTAATCCAAATCCTAAATTTTTAAACTCTTCTAAATAAAGGTTTAAAACTTTACCAATACTTTCATGAATAATGGAATCGAACTTTTTATCAAGTCTCTTGCTGTAGCATTTTCGATAGGAATTTATTATGCCGTCGCCTGTAACAGCGTGTTTAAAATCATGAGTGTCCTCCTTAATTATATTTTTGCATATTTCAGGGTCTAGTATGTTCTCATAGCATTTTATATAATCTTGTAGAGATATCACTTAAAGCTCTTCCTGTGCCAGAACATTTTTTTATAGTTAAACACGATAAAAAATATTTAAACTGTATCGAGGGGAGCTTTCGCCTAGCGCTTGAAGATCTGTGTGAAGGATTATGCCCGCGTTGAAGAAAATAGCTCTATTTTCCTCAAAGCCTATATAAGTGGACAATTTTTTATCGAGGTTGTAGAAACCCGTTCCATTATACAGCAAGGAATCCCCCTTGATATATAGGAGAAAAGAGAAGAAATCTTTCCCCTCTTCCTCACTATCGAGATGGGGATGCTCACTATCGAGATGGGGATGCGGCTTCATCGTGTTATGTCTCAGGTGAGCGCGTATCTCAACAGGCTTTAAATCATCATTCGGAAAGAATATATTTTTAATTTTTTTCAGCAAGGGATCGTCTTTAAAATGATTGACAGAAAAATGATGTTCGTAGCCGTAGTGAACCTTGTCGGCAGCTTTTGCGGGGGCGTATGAAGCATTGAGCATTTTTTTCTGTAGAGCTTCAAGAGAATCTTTATCCAAGAAATTATCAACGCACGTAAAGGAACGTGAATCCTTTTTCATTTAAAACTCTTCCTGTGCCAGAACATTTTTTATAATTTTTCCCAATGAGATTTTACGAGATTTTTAATTCGTTTTTGGTCATCTAACTTAGGATGAATTTCAAAGTCATCATAATATCTTTGGGTGCATAAATCAAAAGCAATAGTAATTCTATCACTAAGTACTTTATCTACTCCGTGTTGTATCCAGTTTGAAAATAAGGTTATTTTACCTGATTTATTTTTTGAGTAGTGAATGTCATAAGTAAATGGGTTTATATAATTGGTGTATGTGTTGTCTGTTTTAAGGTCAATATGCCCTCCTAAGTAACATAAATTATCACGGGAATGAGCATGATAATTTATTTTTTGTCCTTTTTTCATTATATTAGCCCAAGATTGACCATAAATTTTAGGGCTATCTAGTTGTAATACGTCTAAAAATGTATCATGCTTTTGTTTTACAACTGACTTCAAATTAAATTCAGGCCATTGAAATAAATTTATATATTTAAACCTTGAAGTCAAACTATCACTCCCTAAACCTGTTCCTCCATCACTGTCTGAAGGATATGTTTTTTTAATTTTATCTTCTTTAGATTTTATGATTGATATAGCTTTTTCAATATCAAATAAATCGGATACATTGCTCTCGTATATATAAGCTTCGTGTTGAGGCGGCGCAAAAGGTGTTTTAGGTTTTGCTGTTATAAATGTAGTTAGTTTATCTTCTTCCATTTATTTTTACTTAAAGCTCTTTCTGTGCCAGAACATTTTTTTGTATCTGTCAACAAATTCACTATTTAATAGATTTATTGTGTGTTTGTGTTTTTTTTCAAAATAAAAATCAGATGACATTTTCCATGATTCTCTTTTAAAGGGAATGACCTGAACCATGGGCTCTCCTTTTTTAAGGAGAAACTGCTTGTCACGCTTGAGAACAATGAAAGGAAAATTAATGGTGTTCATATAAGTATCCGTGTCTACCATTCCGCTAATAAGGAGAAAACGGTCTTCTTTAAACCTATTCATTGGGTGTGTGAATAAGCAACTGTATCCAGGAGGGGTTGTGATTAACCATTTATTAATAAACTTACCAGTATAGTCTCCAGTTTTACTGTGCCATTCTTTTGGCATTTGAACCTTATCATGAAAGCCAGTTTGTTCCTTCTGATCAGCCCATCCCCCCCATACCAGCGAGGGGGTAATTGTAAATTCTGTTTCTGTGGGATTAATTATGTAATCTTGGTCAAAAGGTATAATATATCCTGCTGTTAGTGTATCCAAAAAAGGCATACATCTTTTAATTGTTGGCTTAAGTAAATTACCCTCGTGATGTCTTTCTAGTTTTTTATATTCTTCAGGCATAAAATGATTTGATGGTTTCGGGGGAGGCCATACTTTTCTCATCTCTTTATCAACTGGACAAAATTTAATTTTTTTATTAAACATTTACTATTTCTCCTCGAACACTGTTGTTAATTATAAAATTTAAAGGCATCGACCGCCTTATATTATTGTCATCATTAGTCTTAAAGGGATTAACACAATGCATATGGTCTGCTTGAAAAATATAAAAATCACCTACCTCTGGAGTAAAAGATTCTGATGCCACAGCATTGGGGGAGACAAAAGTTATTTTACCATCCTTAAATTTATGTGGCTCCTTGCAATCATTTATGAATTTAGGAACTTTTAAATACAGATTAGAGGCGTAGCCCATATTTTCATTATGGGTGTGAACAGGATTGTATTCCCCTGGCTTCATGTCATTTATCCAACACGAAAGTATATCGAGGTTATGTGGTCCAGGTGCGCATAGACCATATTCAACGCAGGTATTAACATAGTCACTCATACATTCTGTTATTCTTTTAAATATTCTACAATTTTGGAGTATAGGGAGTACATCCAATTCGGAATCAACTCGGCCGGCTAGATCTTTTCCTTTTGATCGTAATAAGTTTGTGTTCTTTAGGGTGTCTTCGTATTTTTGATTGATGTCATCAATGAAATCGTGTTCTATTTTATATTTGCAAACTATCCTACCAAAAATAAGCATCTTATCGTGGATTTTCTTAGCGACCTTCTTTTCTTTCTGTTTCATAATTCTTCCTGTTCCATAGCATATTTCCTTTGTCAAGAGAACTATTATCATAATCTTAAATTATCATCTTGATTTAAATCAATGATGTGTTTAAATTGGTTCTCACCCAAAAATTATAAATCAGGAGAAAAAAATGGAAAATAAAGATATATTGAAGGCTATAGCTGTCCTCGCCGATAAAACAGGACGGTATCATGAACGACTAATGGTGGTTGAGAGAGATAATTTAAGATTAGAGAAAGAATTGAAAGAACACAAGAATGGGTGTCAATGTAATAATTCTCCTGAAAATAAGGATATTAGTTTTCCTGTAACTGGAAATGAAGCCGAGGCTGAATGTGAATCTTGTAGCGCTTAGTTGTCTTTAGGAACTGTCCCTAACATATCTGCCAGAGATGGCGCGAAAACTCTAACATCCCGTCTGATGTGTTCCTCTTTTGTTGCTGTAGAAGGATTATCAATGTCGGATTTCATAGCATCTTCTGAATCATATTCTTCCCCCGTCACTGTATTGGTAAGGGTGGTTTCACTTTTACATTTATAGTGTGGAATTCTTCGTCCATCCGCTGTGTCTAGATGCCCAAGAAGTTCTGCTGGTTCTACTATTTTAGCCATTTAATTTAATTTCCTTTTTATTTCAGCATTAAAACTTAACATAATTCTATCTTCTTTTGAATTATTAATTTCCACCTCATGATTAAGCCACGAGGGGAAAATAAGCAAGTCATTAACTTTTGGTTCCCATCCCACACGTGGAGCTAAATGGATGGATTGATTTGCCTTCGTAGGAGGGGCAAGAACTTCAGATTGGGGATGAGGATTATGAAAAGTTAGTTTCC